TACAGAATTGGTATGGACGAAGAATAATTTCAGAGCATGGGTTTGTTCCATAATGAATATCTGGGTTTCTACGACCATACTTTGCAGCTTGCTTTTGAGCAGCAGCAACGTTATAAATACCACGCTCTCCCGACTTAGAATCATATAAAGATTTCCATTCTGCTATAAACTGTGCCATATCTGGCTTTCTTGAATATGCAACAGAGTTATTTGCTAGTGCACGTTGTGAGTTTGACTCCCACCAATTACCAGCCTTTGCTTGTGCCATTTCAATATCATTAATATTTGAAAGTGAAATCATCGCAGAACGACGAACTCCACCAACAACAACAACTTCACCAATCTTACACATTATGTCATGACATTCAATTGGCTTTAGTTGACGACCAAGTGCTCCCTTGAATACTTGAATTGTAAAATCAAATAGATTTACTAGAGGCTGAGGTCCTGATGATCTTCCACCCATTGTTTTAAGACGAGCACCTGAAGGACGAACCTTGCTAATGTCAATCTGAGGAATCTGTCCAACCCACAATAGCCCTAGAAGCTCTCTGTAAGCCTTTGCCCAACCTTCCTTAGAGTCTCCGACTATAACAGTTGTAGAAGACTTCTCAAGCGTTTCTGGAAGGGCGGGGAGTTTGTTGATGTACTTATATTCAACAGAAAAACCAACACCTGTACCACACATAAGAATATACATTGCTTCATCAAATGAACGAGCATTATCAACTGGCATAAATGCACAATTGTATCCAGATACATTTTCTCTTTCAAGTGCAACTCCTGCAGTCATAACAGAACGCATTGATGGCATTACATTACGATTAAATACTGCATCACGAAGTTCTTCAACAAGTTTTGCAGATGGAATATAATCATATTTTGTTTTTAGTTGATTAAGCATAAAGCTAAAGTAGCGGTCTACTGTTTCACCCCATGTTTCACGACGATTCTCATCTTCTAGCCAACGGGCATAGCGAGATAAGGCAATAAAATTTTCATATGGGTTTTCAATAGTTTTAGACATGTTACTCCTTGGATTTTAGATTTAGAACTTAAGTGTACCACAAGGATTTTTAGAAAATCAAGTTTTAAAGATTTTTTGATATTTCTTGTAACCTTTGAATAGCAGGCTTAGTAACTCTTTCCCAATTATAATCTTTATGAACTAAGAAAGCATTTTTATAAGCAAGATCACTATACTTATCATAATTTTCAGTAATATCTTTCATGTAATATTTTAATTCATCATAATTTGGCTTTAACATTTGACCAGGATGTATCGCAGGCCAAGGAGACTGAACTAATGTTGAACTTAGTGGAGCAGTTATATATTTTGAATAACTTGCCCATTCTTCTGTACAAATTGTAGGAATACCTTTAGCCATTGCTTGCAAAGGATTAAATCCAAACCCCTCGCCCCATGATGGATAAACAAATGTATCACATAAATCATATAAACCATTCATTTGCTCTGTTGACAAAAATGATTCTATAGTTTTAATATTTGGATAAAATGCTCCAGGTGATCCTTGAACTTTTCCAGTAATAGGATCAAATATTCTTGTCGTATTCATTCGGCTGCATTTTAAAATTAATTCATATCTTGGGTCATCTCCAAATAATTCTACAAATATATCAACAACTGCTTGTGCATCTTTTCTAAATGCAGGTTCACCAGTATGCAAGAATCTAAACGGACGGGAAGAAGATATTTCCCTTTTAATTGGTGCCCAGATATCTTCAATGCCATGCTCATATACAAATACAGGTTTATTTGTATGATTTTTAAACATATCTGCAGCCCAAGGAGATGTTGTCCACATCTCATCAATAGCATTAACTAAAGGGTTTCTCCAATCAGCAAATACATCTGTTGACTCCCAAGGAGTATAACCAATCTTATATTGATTTCTGCCAAATTTATAAAAAGGGGGTTGCACAAAAGAAATTCCTATTTTAGCTTGAGGAGATCCAATTAGACATTCAATACCTTGTTTCTCAAACTCTTGAAAGATATGATAAGATGCTTCCCCATATCCAACATTTCTATCCATAAATTCTGGAGCACCTGTAAATGAAACTTTCAATGTAAAACCTTCCGACATTCTATTGTAACATAATAAATTATATACTATATTATATATTATTAATTTGTTTTACTTTCTATAACTTCCAGAAAATTGCATAAGAACCCTATACCCTTATTCTAAATTGAATAAAGAACCCCGAAATTGACAGGTTATAAATCCGCAATTCATCGGTATAAGCTCTGCTATAATCTGAAAGTAAACACTTCCGTCAGTCGCACCTGAAGTTTAACCCTTGATACTATCTCCAAAACTACTCAGGATTTTTATTGTATCATAAGAATATATTCCTGTCTACTAAACGGCGGGATTGACTTGAATTCCTGTCTATGGTAAGATTAAACTCTACTCTTACCCCAGGAGGTACATATGAATAATATGAACAAAGCAAGGATAAGAACAACTTGGTTGACAATCAGTACAACAATACTGATGTTAATTTTTGGCTTAAGCAGTCATGCTGAAGCTCAGGTTAAAGTGCAAGAAGCAGTAGTGTACAGCAAAGAAGTATTATATGTTGATAAATATGTTAACCTAGTTAACATTAAAAATGTTATTAACATTGATATTAAAAAGAAAAGTAGTGGCACAGTTTATTTAGTTAATGATCTGGCTACTAATAGTTCTTTTACAATGCCCTCATATAGCAAATTGCTAAATTTAAAATCAAGAGTAGACAAAAGGGTAATAATATCAAGACTAGCGAATGCTATTCTTAGTCAGGAAACTGGCGGAGCAGGAGCATACTATCGCAAGTCTTATTCCAGTAGTGCATGTGGTGCGTATCAGTACATGTCAACATCGTGGAATAACTTTATGGGATACAAGAGTGCATGTGATGCACCAGAATGGGTACAGGATCAGCGTATGATTAATGAACTTGAAGCTTCATACAATAAGTACCATGACTGGAGAAAAGCTGTCGCAGCCCATTTGTACCCTGTTAGAGCAGGCAACATGAATACTTGGTTCAGACCAGTTCCAGGTAATCCTAGTGTCTTCCAATATGTCACATCTGTATTTCAGAAGGCGAACATAGCGTACTGATGAAAATTCAAGTATTTTCCCAGTATTACAATCTAGCACAGGCGGGTAGGGTAGAACCTCTCGCCTGTCCTAATCATAAGGATGATTATTCTTTCAATGTAGTCTATTGGCTTACACATAAAGAAGAAGATGATACAATAATCTTGTACTGCACAGCATGCGGGTATTCTCAGACTGCTGGATTGCAATTATATGAAAATATACTAAAAAAGATTAAGGGGATAGAAAATGAACAAACCTAACATTGGAGATTATTTTGTAGTTCATACGACAGGAATTGCAGCAAGATTAATTCAACTGGGTAACTGGTCAAAATGGAATCATGCTGGAATATATATTGGTGATGATTTAATTATTGAAGCCCGCCCTACNGGAGTAAGTATTAGCAATATTCATAAATATGAGGATAAACCTATTTTATGGAGTACGAGTCATGATTCNCCATTTACTGAGGCGGAAGNGGAAGAACTCCGNAGATTTGCTTTAACATTTGTTGGAGACAAATATGGTATATGGTCAATCATTGCCTTAGGCTTTAAGTGTTTGACATTTGGTATTCCTTTAATTCCTGCAAATTGGTTTGCGGAAAAGGAGTACAGCGTTATTTGTTCTCAACTTGTTGCTTGGGTTTGGTCTCATATGGGCAGAAAAGTGTCACATAAGAAGCATGCTCTTGTTAGACCGAAGGATCTGGCGGAAAGATTGAGCCGTTCAGGGAAAACACGCTCAAATTAATGTATAATGGCTAAATTTAACATTGAACGTTCGTATATAGAAGATTATGATGAGTCGGAGTCTCATCAAATTTTGTTCCACGTGAAACAAACTGATGCTGATGGCAAAGTTGATCATATATTTGCTGGTAAAGTAGAATTAGATAGAAATATTCCTTGGATATATCTAGAAACCGCCGAAAACGGAGATTTGATAATCAATAATTCGGCGGGGATGGAAGATAACAAGTGGGATTATATAACCAGGGAAATCATAGGAGATAATAATGGCTGATATAGATACTACTAGTGAAGTTCTAGAGAATATACGAGAATTACTTGGTGCTATCTTTATCCAGAACCAGAGGAACTATGATGTCTCTATTATGATTGCAGATAAGCTAGGAGGAGATACTGACTCTCTAATAAAGCTTCATGCAGAAGGACAAGTCCTTGCTCCCGCCCCTTCCTTTATATTTGAAAATGATGATGAATCCACTCAGTGATCTATGTAACTCTATTCTTTACAAGATAGAGGATGATAATAATATTGCTCATATTTATACTGATAAGTATTATTTTATGATTCCCGCTAGTGGATTAGAGCATCTTAGATATGGTTTAGAAGCCCATTATAAGCAAACACACCTTCTAGAATCATTCTCTGATGAAGAGTTATCTATCCTGCAGAAAAAACGTCCTAAAAGAGATTTTATGGCTGAAATAGAGTATCAGATAGAGAGAAAAGACTTTGTTGGTAAATATATAGCAGCATCAGATCTCACATCCCGCCTTCCCGTCTTCTCACAATCAAGAAATCGTACTGGAAAGCAAAGAATTGCTGACACTAGATGGAACAAAGCTGTAAAAAGTAACAATCCTGCTGTTTTGAGACTCATAGAATACTATGCTGAAGAAGAATCCTATATTAAATCAGTATTTCCTAATGTAAAATGGACAAAAGGTTCATTTTCTATCTCTCCATGTCATATTTATCCTGCATTTACTGATAGAGAAGAAGAATCTTGGACTCCCGACAAAATTTTAAGAGATATTAGCCTTGTAAATAAGGTATTTGATAAAATAAGTGCTAGTCCTCTTAATGGAAAGCATGCTATCAATGTTGAAGATGCTAAAATTGCTGT